TGTTAAGTTAACTAAGTAAAAGGGATATCCAATCGACGACTATGGCCACATTCTCTCCACACCCTGCGCATTGGATATTCACCCCTTCCATCTTGGGCCCTGCCTCAACGTTGAGGAGGGATTCAATGAGCATTGCCCTGTCCGCAATACTAAGTGAGCGTGCCCACTCCTCTGCGTTTACTGGTCGTTCTCCGTCTTCCCACACTGCGCATCGAGCCAGCATCAATGTGTTTTGCGCAGCAATTGAATTGGCTTTCTTTCCAACAAACGAACTGTCGGCAGAGTTTGGAAGACGGAGCTTTACTACCTTCCCGTTCTTTAGTGGCTTAACAATTAGAGAACGTAGATCCATGGATGGTTCACGGAGCGGGAAGTCTTCGTTGAGGTTGATCGTTACATCGTTTGACTTATTGCAGTGGGGGCACTTAGTGATAAATGTGCGCTCGCTGCCATAAGTAGCTTTGATTACTGCCATAAACATGATGTCGCGGTCACCCATACTTACGTTTTCAATTATGGATGGGTTATCGCTTACATCGATAGGGCCAACTTTTACGACTGTCCTCTTTAGCAAAGAGACCATGTACTCAGAATACGTAAGGTTATCTTTGTTCTCAAGGGTAGCCAGGTATTCTTCGTCTGCCCCGTTCATCTCTCTAACCTCAACAGCGGTGTGCCATTCACCAGTTACCGGATCAACGACACCACGTTGTAGCTGAGCGATGAGCCCTTCGGACTCCCCCATTGTTGGGACAGGTTCTTCAAGTGCTGCGTTTACCGCAGATGCTTCAGTTTGTGAACTCAATTTTGTCTCCTAATTAGAGGGTCAGCCTCCGATGGAGGCGAGACTCTCGATTCCTGCTGGGTCCCAAGCTACCACAAAACCCTCGTGGTGGACAGTTAGCTGCTGCACCATAATGCCGCTGTCAGCTGCGTTAAGGTCGCTTAGAGAGTAGGTTCCTGGCCAGCAGTCAAACAGCTTGATACCAAGGCGGGCGTTTCCTGGGCTTGGAGCAACACCATCTACAGCGCCGGGGCTGGAGTAAGAACCAGCTGATACTGGGTGATCAAACACCTTGACGATGATGTCACAACGGTAGTTGTTGCCGCCAGCAACGCTGGTGCTACCCGTGTTAGCCGATCCCTGGTTCCAAGCGTGCATGAATTGCTGCCACTTATAGAGTTGGTCTTGACCAGCAAACACACCACGGCTGAAGGTAATCGGAGCAAAGTCCGACTGACCAACAAACTTATGTGGGTGGGTGTTCATACCACCCTCACGGTAACCAACCATTTCGTTTTGAACAGAAACACCAGACATGACGGCAAAGCCAATCTTGTCAAGTCCGTTGGTCTGGGTAGCTAGGTTACCGGTGGCGTTGATTGTTACTTGGAATTTAAAGTTACGTACTGGGTCTGTAATAGTGGCGCGTGCCATGTGTGTCTCCTATCAGAGGTTTGAAACTGCGTTTGAGCCGCCGGTCCATTGGCTTAGGTTGATGATGATGAATTCGGCCGGGTACTGAAGAGCAACACCCACCTCAATACGTACTTCCCCATTGTTAATCGTGGTTACCGTGTTGTTTGTTGAATCACAAGTTACATAGAACGCCTCGTTAGCGTTGGTGCCTTTTAGTCCACCAGACCGCCAGAACTCGCTCAGGAGTGAGGACACCGTCATGGTGATACGGGTCCACAAACGCTCGTCGTTTGGCTCAAAAATAGCAAACTGAGTTGCGTCAGTTAGAGACTGCTTCAAGTAGTTGAGTGAACGGCGGATGGGGATGTAACGACCTGGGGTGCTCTTGTCCATGGTTCGAGCACCATTGATAATGATGCCACCACCAGGAATGCTCTTAAACAAGTTTACGCCGTACGTAGAGTACAGAGATTCCGTGTTGGCGGTCGTGTAGTTAGTTACCAACCCTACTGCGTTTCGGATGTCAACGTCGTAACCAGCTGGTGCCTTAGCTACACCACGCGTTGAGTCGATTCGAGAGTACGCACCAAGGACAGCGCCTCCAGGGAACGTATCCCTAATTGCAGCAGGACCAGTCTTGGTTGGGTCAATCATCTTAAGTTTGGGGTAGTACACCGATACATACGACGACTGCGGGTAGCTTTGGATCAAGCTTGTAACCGAACTGAAGTCGTCAGTAGTGGCAGCGTCAACAACTACAAAAGAGTTTCCACGAGTAGTTGCAAGGGTGTTCAAAGCAGAAACAGTCGTAGCGCTGGTTTGGCCTACTGCGTTAAGTATCAATACACCTTCTATTTGGTCAAGCTTAGTGTTAATTGCTGCTTCGTAATCAGCAGCCACCACAGCATCGCCGTCCAAACCACCTGCCAATGAAAACGGTGTGGTCACTGGTGCGGAGTTTTGTGTAGCAATGGGGAATGAAGTTGTTGGGATTGTCACATACTTTGAGTATGTGTTAACTACAGTTTTAACGAATCGGTTATCTGCGCTGTTAGCCGACACGTTGTTCCAACGTTCTACTTCAACACCATCAAGTAGCACTGACAGGTCAAAGCCGAACCAGGTTGCTGACGCTCCACCCACTACTGGAGTAACTGACGCACCGGTTGCTGGGTTGCCAGAGTACACCCGTACCTTTAGGTTATTACCCCAAACGCCTTTGCTTGAAGCAACAGCAGTAAACAACGTAGCAGTAGCAGACGCAGCCCCAACTGAATCAGGGGTGTAAGTCACTGGTACGGAAGCCGCTGAGGCAGTAGTCCCGCTGCCGGAGTCATGAAGAACACGAACTACGTAGGCCTGCCTTCCACCATTTGCAAAGTAGTGGTATACAGAGTACCCAAGCTCATGATTGACATTGATATCGCCGTAGTACGATTTAAAGGAGCTCCACGAATCGATCAGGGTTGGCTCAAGTGGCCCCCGTGGGGCGGTTCCAAAGAACACAGCCGTAGCAGTGGAGAGGTTATAACGTTGAGCATTACTTACTAGCGGTGATTCGCTTACGTATACTCCTGGGGTTTTATATGTAGGCATTAAAAGTCCTCCGAAAATGGGGTAGTGAATACAGTGGGATTCTCGTTGTCTGCATTTGTAATAGTACCAACAACTGATGTAACTTGCTTGAGAGCGTAGTAGTCGGACGCAGGTAGTTCAGCAGTCATTTGTATGCTATACACCTTACGGAATATCCTCTTACGATAAGCGGCTTCCCCGTCTAACAAGTCGCTGTTCCCCCACGACATAAGATCAAACCGCCGAATTGTGTTGTCCTCAGGTACCTCAATAAAACCACGCCTAAAAGGCGTTACTCGTTTAAGCATCTTTGACGTTAATTGACGGTCGTGCAAAGCGCTTCGAGCGTATGTTGAAACTTGGTACATAAGGATTACGGGAACAAACGAATCAAAAGCTAGAAATGGGCTGTTGCCTAACGCCGATACCATACCGGCCGCATCTAGTTCTGACGGAAAGTAATTCACATAGGCGGGGCCTGCAGATGCTGACCCAGCTGCTGAGAAGTAGTAGGTTTGCTCTGAGTGTTGGCGAGACCTGTCATGGGCTATGCCTATGTTTTCAATTGTTATAAATGGGTACTCTCGCTCGGTCTCGCCTTCGGGGTACCTAAAGAACACCTTCGCAACGCGTGTTTGTTCGCGGTCGTCTGTTACAGAGATGTTTGAAAACCGACGCTTTACAGCAGCGTCTTCCGCCAAGAGGAAGCCTTGGTTACTCATTACACATACCTACTGAGGATTACGGGGAACTCAGTTGTAACACCCAAAGCCGCATTACGAAGCATTGGGTTAGGTGGTATCAATCCGGTACCGTACTCAAGCTCCATTGCTTGGTTAACAGTGTTCTCGTCACCCGAGATCCCGACACTAATGGAGAAGTCGGTCTTATCAAAGATAACCGAAAGAGAAGATCCAAGGTCCCCCCAGTTCTCCTCCTGGGAGGCCATGGCCTGCACCTCGGCTTCATACTCTTCCAGGGCTTTTTCAATAGCAATACTTAAAGCCTGCAGGTAAGTCTCTTCAATCTTTTCAAAACTCTCTAGTGTTATGAGGTTTCCAGGTATGAAGGATTTAGAACTCGAAGTACGCGTAAGGTTAGAGTAAGCCTTGTACATGGCCGGTCTCCAGAGTTCTAGGCAGTTGTATGAACCAACGCACGTTGGTTCATATACAGTTTAGCCCAAACTAGGAAGTGACGCTGGCCAAGGGTAGTTTGCTATGCCAATAACCCCAGGATCTGGGTCGTTCAGCATTTCTTGGTTTATGTATATTTCCAAACCTTGGATCATCACAAACACGTCGTCCCGCAAACGCCCACGGACTCGGTAATCAAATACCGAGTAATACCTACCATCATAATAAAGTAAATCATTAAGGTGGCTTCGGTACTCATAAGGAACTGAGATTCCTGCGTCTCGCATGTCCTGTATGGAGATGGCTAGGTCGATGTTCTGTACCGGCTGGCGACCTTCTGGGATTGCTCTACGTTGGTCTTCGGTTTCCGAGACAAACAAGGTTGGCAGGACAACTCCAGGGTAATACCTACGGCCACCAGTTCCGCGGACACCCTCGTCGTACACGTCATCGTAAAGGCTGTTTACGCTTGCCGACCCCAGTGGGTTGAACTCATACCAGACAACTGACTCCCCCACAGCCGAATGGTGGCGACGAAAGTGTTTATTAATTAAATCGAGTTCCCTACGGGCGTCCATTAGTAATAAGCATTCGTGGTCTGCCCGGAACGTGGGACGTTGTCAATAAACACATCTTGACGAAGGGCATCTTCCTTAACCTCTGGTGTTGCGACACCATCGTCGATTTCGGGCCACAGCCTTTCGAGCGGTGAGTAATCGCCAAACTCTTTTTGCTTGTATAGAGGTACAAGCCTGTTGGTTGTCCTTGATATTCTGCGTAGGTTGAATACTTCTAGCCTGTCAAAGCCGATGTTCAGGTTTGCGGCGTGACGTTGGTACTCAGCTTCCCACTGAGCTAGCAACCCTTGGATCATTCGGAAGCGCTGACTTGCTGGGATATGGATTGACTCTGATGTGATTACGTCGATGTCCCTGCTGAATTCCGTCATCAACGCCCACAACGACTCACAGATAGCTGCAATTCCGATTGCGTTTATTACAACGTCAGCTAGGCGCTCAATGGGGATATTCAAAGTGTGCAGGTGCTTCTCTAGAGCACGGTGCGAGTAGAAGTCAAGATCGGTAGGGGTAACCCATTCGTAATAATAACCTTCGATAAGTATTTTTGTATTGGCTGACGGCAGAGAAGCCAGCCGTAAAATACCGTTACGCTCATCAACCGAATATTGACTCGACGTCAACTCGGTGGTTGCCCCGCCAATTGTGTAAACCGCAACCCATAGAGTTGAAGAGTCAACGTTGGTATGCCCAAGTTGGTATGTGCGCCCAGCCGAGTCAAACGTGGTCTGAAAGAACTTGGGGAAATCTCGAAGGTATGTTCTTGCAATATTAGTGATGTCTTCAAACGTAGCCATTGTGCAGTCCTGTCCTAAGAATCATTTGAGCTGTTAGGCGGTAAGGTATCTTGGGCCGGTTGGTTGTAAGAAGGCTGCTGCTCCCTGTGCCTGGGCGTGGTTACTTGCCTCTTTAGAATAACCTGCTCCGCAGGAACACCAGTAGGCTTAGGTAGGTTCATGCGTATCGAATGTAATAAGCAACCTGCAATGACCTTGGCTGAATGTTCACTGCTGTCGGAGTGACTTGGCCACCGTTTCCAGAAGTAAGACCGTTTGTAAGGCTTATTGAAATTGGGTGAGTGTGGGTTGCCGCTGTGTCTGTCCTGGTAGTGTGCCACGTAGACATACCAGGTAGGTCAGTTACGTTGTCTCCAGGAGTGTATTGATACAACGAAGCATAACCACTACCGTCCTTATCAAAGGGAGCTACGTAGTGGCCAGCGGTGTAGGCGTTAGGGTCGTTAGACCCAATCGAGTGCCTACGAACTGCAAAGTCATACCGTTCGTCACTTACCTCACCACCAACGGCGTGAGAGTGGGCACCCCCACTACCTGTAGTTCCGGTGTGCCCGTGGTCTATTGGGTGTGTGTGTTGAGGGATGTTGTTAGCAACCAGCGCGACCTGGTTGCTAGCGTTACCAACAGGTACGTTCAAAACACCAGAGGTTGAAAGCGCTTGAGTAGCCCCAACCAAATACATACCGCGAAGGTCCGGCAATGAGAAGTTAGTGCCCGCTTCCCCGTATGGAGATGTAATTGTGCCTCCAACGCTTAGCACGTTATATAACTGAGCGTAAGATCCAATTTTGGATTTAGTAGAACCATCACACAACGCCCAAACACTTAGATCTGGTGCCGTAGGTGCAATCCATGTAAGGATTCCGCCAATAGGAATTCCTGGGTTTGAGAAGGCCGGAGCAAGTTGAGTCCACTCCCCTGAATTGCTGCGCTTTACATAAACTCCGGATTCACCGGCAGCCACGGCCCCAGTGCGCACATACATGTCGCCAGTGGCTCCTTGGGTTGCGCTAGGTGCGGTAGAACCTTGGTATGGCGTGGCGGTTCCCAGCATCTTACGCTTATCAACTATGTTTCCACTTACAACTGAAGCACCTTCACGGTATACAACAGCTATAAGAGTATCTGTGCTTGGCGTGTAATAGGAGGAACTGCTGCTGACAACGGTGCTATTGGACTTTGGAAAAGTTGGGTTAGAAGCACTAGACGTACCCTCAAGCAAAGTGTAGGCAACTGTTGATCCGGTCAACCTAGCTACGATGACATCAAAACGTTTAGTAGTCGGGGTAGCACCCAGCGAGAATGCGTCTGATCCAAGTACTGGGTACGCTACCCCGTTAATAACGACAGTTGCTGCCGCAATTCGAACGGTTCCCGACGACGCCGTAACAGTAACTTCACCGCCTGAAATAACTCCTGATAGCCCGTTTCCCAGTACCTCAAAGTCAATAGAATCAGGCTCAGCCTGATCTAGGGCTGTGTATTTATTGCCACCTGTGGT